GCTGCAATCAAGGAGCTAGCCTCCCGCCTAGACGGAACGCCGACTCAAAGTATTGAGATGAGCGGTCCTGACGGTGACCCAATTCAAGTAGAACAAGCAGGTACATTCGCTAAAGAGCTTATGGCAAAAATCCTTGAGGCTAAACAGAAAGAGGCAGACAATTGAACAAAAATTATCATCCTGATGGGTTTGTCCCGATGCAGAATGCTTCAGTGACCGCGCCCGTTGAGGGATTCTCGTTTATGCCGAAGGGCGACGGTGTCTCTTTGAACAACATGGCGCATCCGATTAATCCTGATTCGCTTGAGACCATTGAGATTGAATTGCCTGACGATTGCAAAATAAAAGAAAAAATGGTTGAAATGAGTCAAGATGAATATGACACTTTAATGCGTTTTAAAGAAAACCATATGCGCTTGTTTAAAAATTGGGTAGATGGTATAAAAGCTCCGTTGACCCATGCTGAAGCAGAAGAGTTGATTGCCGCGCATAATGGTTTGACCTTTTCTGCAATCCGCGCTGTTGAACGCGCCCACGGCATCGTATGAGCACATGCACTAATTGCGGGGGATTGATCCCCATTCAAGGTTTGATGACGGGAGTGACGCTTCCGTTCTGCAATTGCGTAAAGCCTGAACGCGCCCGAGACCGCATGCGCCCAATGGGGTTCGCTGACATCCAGGAGCTATTTGACGTAACGATGTCAGAAGATCCCGAAGGTGCAGAGCGATTGATCCAACTCGTACGAATGATTGAGAAGTTCCACGGCATCGGATGAACATTGCTGAGATTGTAAAGCGGGAGCTAAGTAAGCCCAACCCGCTAGATGCCCTGCCCGCACCGCACAGAGCAGCGATGCTCAAACGGATGCAGTGGCTCGCCGTCGCGGGTAATCATCAGATTGAACCGAGTGGCGATTGGTGGAGCATATGGCTATTACTCGCTGGACGCGGAGCTGGTAAGACCCGTACCGCCGCTGAGGAGTGCTGGTGGACAGCATGGGATCAGCCGAACATTCGTTACCTAGTCTCCGCTCCTACCTCGGCTGACGTTCGTGACACCTGCTTTGAGGGTGAGTCAGGAATCTTGAACGTCATACCGCATGAGATCATCGCGCCCAACGGGTATCGCTCATCACTCAACGAGTTGACATTGATTAACGGCTCGCTCATCAAAGGTATTCCCGCCAGTGAGCCTGGACGCTTCCGTGGTCCACAGTTTCATCATGGCTGGCTGGACGAGTTAGCAGCGTGGGACTACCTTGACGAGTCATGGGACATGATTCAGTTCGGTATGCGACTGGGTCAGCATCCTAAGTTGATCTGCACGACTACTCCAAAGCCAAAGCCGCTCATTGTTGACCTCGTAGCTCGTGACGGTGATGACGTTGCTTACGTGTCAGCCTCTACGTACGACAACATCGATAACCTCGCCCCGACGTTCAAGAAGCAGATCCTCCAATACGAAGGTACAACACTGGGACGTCAAGAGCTATACGCCGAGTTGATTGACCCTGAGGAATCAGGCATCATTAAGAGGCAGTGGTTCAAACTCTGGCCAGCTGACCGACCATTGCCTCAGTTCCAGTACGTGGTGCAAAGCTATGACTGCGCAACGAGCGACAAGACCGCGAACGACCCAACTGCCTGCGTGGTACTCGGCATCTTCAAGCCCAGCCCAGACAAGCCAATGTCCGCTATGGTCATTGACTGCTGGACTGAGCACATGCAGTATCCCGACTTGAGACCGAGAGTCGTTGAGGAGTACGGCTCAATCTACGGCGATGACGACGAGTGGGGTAACGGGAAGAAGGTAGATCTAGTTCTGATTGAGGACAAGTCCGCTGGCATCTCACTCATTCAAGACTTACAGCGTGCTGGGCTGCCAGTCCGTGCTTACAATCCTGGACATGCTGACAAGACTCAGCGACTCAACATCGTCTCGCCAATCATTGCTCGTGGTCTGGTCTACCTGCCCGAGAGTGAAACAAAGGCGAAGGTACACAGGAGCTGGTGTGATCCACTCGTCAATCAACTCTGCGCATTCCCTGAGGTGAGGCATGATGACCTCGTTGACGCAACGTCACAGGCTCTGCGTTACCTGCGGGATGCGGGCTTCCTCACTACTGACTACGTACCTGACAACTCAGATATGTACGTTGATGAGACCCAACCGCGCAGAATCAACCCGTATGCCGTTTGATGAGCTATAATTTGCAGAAATCCCTTTAGGTCAATCGCATGGCTAATGATCCATTCTCATCAGTACAAGTCACAGGCATAACTGACGCCCAATTCGCAGCCATGCAGAAAGCTGGTTTGCTAGGTGGTCAAAGCGGATTGGGTGTTCAAGCCCCCAGCGTTGATGAGATGCAATACGCTACTCAAGTAGCTTCTCCTCAGTATCAAACCAATTACCCTACTCCCGCGCCCAGCCCTTCAGTTTTGGATTCATTACCGACTCTTGATGAGGCTGCTAATTACCTCGCTAACCTACCCGTTCAAGCGCAACGCCTGTTGACCAATCCCGCTGCATTCACAGAGATGCTGACGGGTAAGAACCCATTACCTGAGCAAACAGGCTTTGCAGCTTCCGCTACTGGCTTGCCAGCGCAAAACCCGAATTCCTTGTTCACTCCTGCGGGCATGGCGTATAACAAGGGCTACGAATCTGGCGAGCCTGTTTCAATCGCAGCGATGGGTGTGCCTGCCCTCGCGCCCGCTGGTCGCTTCCTCGGGAATGCCGCTGGCGAGCGTATTATGGCAGGTAAGTCTTTAATCCCAGGAACCAATACCGAGTTCTTGAATCCGCAGATCATGTCTGCCGTTAAAGAGAAAGGTGGCAACTGGGCACAGAATTCCTTAAACAGGCTTGACGAATTAAAACATACCCTGCCAGTTCAAGGTCACATGAATCGCGGTGACTGGAAAGCTCCTTATGCTACGCCTGAGGATTACCTATCAGCAATGACGGATATTGGGTATTCACCTCGCCAATTGGATGAAATCAAACATAGCCTAGCAATTAACAATTGGATTGACTCTAAGCTTAAGAAGTATGTACGTAATGAAATGGCTACACCTCAAGATCCTCTACGTGAGTTAGCAGATCAAGGTATTTCCCACATTCAAGATTTAAGAGATCCAATAGCCCCGTTGTACAACGATAGAGACTTTATTGGTAATAAGCGTTTGATAGGTGGAATGCCTTCAAAGGGTTTTGCTCAATCCCCTTTAGGTAAAGATTGGGAAAACAGATCAGACGTAGCCATTGATCAACTTAAAGCGGGAAACATTCGTCCAGGATCAAGTGCACTTTACAGCGCAGACCTCGGTCGCCTAGCTGAAAAGAATCCAGAGGCACTTGTACATGCTTTGGACTCACAAACTTATCGCTTAGGTTTTGATCACCTAGTAGATGAACTAGCCACAACAATCCATCCAAATTCTGACCTACCCGCGCACCTACGTATGAAGCCTGAGGCACTTGAGCGAGTTACAGTTCCTCAAGCTGTCAAACATGTTCACAAAATCAATAAGTGGCGTGCCGAGCAAATGGCAAAGGCGGCGAAGGAAGATTTAAATCATTTCCCCGTAGTGCATGAAGGCGGTAACGGATATAACATTCATGAGTTGAAGCTGCCTGAAGTTCCTCTTGAATTACCTAAAGGTTATAAAACAATACCTGTACGATACGAAGGTGATGACACTTTATACCATGCAATCGCAGATGAAACAGGTAAAGAAATTGAACATTCGCCAATGGCAAAGTCTCCTAAAAATGTAATCTATAAATATAATGCAAATTTGGTTCGTCAAAAATTAGACAAAGCCCTCAAGAACGAAGGTGAACAGATGGGGCACTGCGTCGGCGGTTACACTGACTCCGTGGCGAATGGTAGTTCCCGCATATTTTCATTACGTGACCCTAAAGGTGGAGCGCATGCTACCATTGAAGCGCAGCCGAGATTAATTCGCTGGGAAAATATCCCTAGAGAAGTAAAAGACGAAGCAAATAGATTGGGAGACGCAGCCGCTAAGGAACATGGATACGACCCCAATCACATGGCTTATGGAAATTATCATCAACCTGTTTATGAAAAATATCTTGAAGATTGGATATCCGACAATCCTGTTTTAGATATTCCTCAAATCAGAGGTAAAGGTAACGGTAAGATTGCTGATAAATATCAAGGTTACATCAAAGACTGGCTCAATAAAGAAGCAGACAAGATCGTTCACATTGAACCTGATGAACTTCATAATGCAGGTTTAATAGACTTGAAGAACGGGGTAGTGAAGCAAGTTAATTTGCACCCAACGCTGCGTGAGAAATTTGCCAA